TTGGATGATGAAGTTTTCCGACCGGCGATGATGGCTGCTTTTCTTGTTTGTCATCGGACGGGGATTCAGACGTATTGGGAAGATCGTTCATTTCCTTACTCCTTAAGTGGGCTCTATGCCCGCAAGCGCGACATTACTACAAGTGCCGCCGGTCGGCCAACAATTTTTGCGCAACCTCAAGCACGTCTTGTTTCGACTTCTCGAATTCGGTCTTCTTCATCGCCCGCATGCTCTGGCTGTTGGCCCGCCAGATGGTCACCTGGGTGCCGATCACTTCGCAGATCACGTAAGTGTCTAATTCGGAAATGAAGCTTGCAGCCTCCAGGGCTTCAGCATTGGTCCGGAAGTGCATCTTGCGCTGCGTGCAATAGCCTGCCTTGATCAGGCAGTACTTGCGCAGGTGATCCATCGACGGAAAATCCTCGGCCAGGGATTCCGGCAGCGTCTGCCAGTAATCCGTCAGCTGAGCGAAGTAGTGGTTATGGCTGGCGCGCGAGCGGTCGGAGATCTCTTCGACCTCGACCACCTCGCCCTTGCCATACAGCTTATCCATCCGTTTGGCGTGATAGAGCGAGGCGGTCTGAAAATTACCGTCGCCCAGGTAGATGAGCGGTATCATCCGTAACGCTCCTTGAGCGTCCCGACGATCTCGGCCACGCCATCGAGGAAAGTCTCGACCTCGTGTTCCATGACCTTGATGATATTGTCATCGCGCTCAAAGCGCTGCATCCAGAAGCGCATGGTGGCGGGCAGGCGCGGATCGTAGGAGACGAAATCGCACCATTGCCTGCCGGTGCAGGCCATTTGCCACTGCATCTGTTTGCGATACTTCCCGTCGATCTCGCCGCTGAGAAGGGTTTGAATGTGGGTAGCGCTGTTCGGGCACTTCGCCTCGATCAGACCCAACCCGCCGACGAGACCGTCTGGGCTGGCATGGGTGAAGGGAATCCTCGGATGGCGAACGAGCCCGACCGACTTGACCTCATTGCCAGAGATGAACTCGTAATTAGCCAGGGCTTCGGATTCCGTGTCCTTGCCCCACTGCATGGCCGGGCTGGTGTAGGTCTCGACCGGCATCCCGGTGATGCGCTCGATCACCAGAAGGGCCTCCAGATTGGCGCGCGAGGCTCCCCAGCCGGTTTTGGTGCGGGCCAGGGCCTCGTGGATCTGGGAAGCGCCCAGGCTCCCAGCGCGCGCCTGATGCCATTCTGGCGTACCCTGGATTAAGTCAACAAAGTTGTCATTTGCCATTGGCGGTAGCCTCGATGCGGCGGATCAGCTTGGCTTTGGCATCGAGGAATTCGGCACGCGTAAGCTCGTCAAGGTTGGTCCGGTTGTAGGACTTACAAACAAGTTCCTCGACGGCATTGCCTTGCGTGATCAGCTTGCGAAGCTCGTCATATTCGGCTTCGTTGATCAGCACCTCGCCGGGCTTGGGCGGCTTGCCGACCAGCTGGGCATCGTCATCCCTGGCCGCCGCGAGCCCCAGGACGGCTTTCAGCGTGTAGCGCTCCAGATAGGTGGCGGTCGAACCCAGGGCCTGTACGGGGTTCTTGGAGCCACTGGTGTCGTGCCCGGCGGTGAGGGTGGCGCGGCGGGAACCGCCTTGGACATGCTCCAGCACGCAGGTGATGGTGAGCATCATGCCATCGACCTTGGGCTCGAATGAATAGCTCAGACCATGCCGGGCCAGGATGGGATCGATATATTCGGCAATCTTGGCGAGATCCTCGAAAGCATACTCGGTGCGCTCGCCGGTACGCCTGGAATCAAAGCCTGCCGTCTCGGTTTTTCGGATGGGCTTGATCTCGGCCCTGGCGGCGCCGAAGGCGGCAATGAAGGCCTTGCGGGCCTCGTTCGCCTCATAGCGCTCCTGCAGGTCCATCATGTCCTTCAGGATCTCAGGGGTGGCGCCATCGCGCAGGGCCTGGGTGATGGCGGCAAGCGGCCCGGCGGGGCGAAGCTCAGACATCGGCGGCTGGTTCCACAGGGGCACGCCCATAGTGGCGGATGCAGGTATGTCAGTCATGGTTTTTCCTCCATGTTAAGTTGACGAGCAGCTTCCTCCGCCTCTCCGCGAGTGCTGAAATAGTCGTAAGGACCAGCATAGTCGTCTTCATCATCTGTGTGCCAGATCGTATAGGCGACGACCTTGATAACGCGGAACTTGGATTGTTTCTTGGTCATGGAATTTTCCTTTCCGATTAGCGGCCACTGAAAGTGGCGATTACCAGATAGAGGATGCCGAAAGCGATTGCGGTATTACCCCAGGATGCGTTAGTCCAGTCAGCGAAGGTAAAACAGCTGCCGAAGGCATCCGGCGTTGCTAAGCATTGTGCGATGGTCATGGTTTTCCTCCATTGTTGCAGTGATGAAGCAGGGTGCCGCTCCTCTCAATTCCATCGAAACGGCACCATGCATAGCTCTCCTTCCCCTTGTTCTTCGTCTCTGGGAACCATCGCAGGCGGCCGATGACGACAACATCGCTGCAGGTCCGCATGAAGGGCTTTGCCTGTTGTGTCGCGATCCAGTCGAATTCGAGCAGCAGCCATGTCGGCGCGATCTTCTGGAAGTGATCGATGAGCCGGTGCATCAATTCGCGAGTGTAGGGCGGATTGGTGATGATGGCGTCGACCTCGCCATAGCTGTCGAACGCAAGAGCGTCCTTGCCGAAGCGGATATCGCCAAAGTAAACGCATCGCAGACCGATTGCTTCCAGGTGCCGAACCAGGGCACCGTCGCCACAGCAAGGTTCAGCAAAGGCGTTGATGCCGCTCAGATGCGGAATCAGCGGAACCACTGCATCCCATTGCGTGACATAGAAGTCGGCTGCGATGCGTTCGAAGTTACTGCGTTTGCCCAACGGCGCGCCCCCAGTCGATCTCGCCGGTCTCAGCGAAATGACGCAATACACTGGCGGCCTGCTTCGCGCTCGCGTGCTTAGCCCGCTCAGAGACTGGCGTGAACAGTCGCTGACTGTCGTTCCAGTCCAGGCCCAGCCATTTGCTTGCCGTCGTGGCGTAATTGCTGCTGTGGCGGGGGCGTACTCCCATCATGCGGCAAGCATGCCCGGCGATGCAGGTGTCCCAATGCATCATGTTGAAGCTGTCGTTAAACAGGCGGTATTCGCGGTCGCGCTCTTCGAGGTTTTCGAGACGGTCGGCCAGGGCGTGCAAGTCCTCCTTGTTGCGCGGCGTGACATGGGTGTCGGAACTCTGGTCGTAGGGCATCGGTTTCTCCTTTCCGTTACAAGACATCTTTGTAGGCTAGGCTTGGCAAAGTCAACGAAACACATAGACCGGCGTGCTTCTGGCGTGCGATTTTGGGGTCCGCATCTGATCCATTGCCCCCGTCATGACCAGGATATTCTGCTCAATGGCCAATCTGATCAGTCGGCCCCAGGCATTGTGATGCGTGGGCAGGCCGATGACCGGAGTCAAAGCGAGGCGGATCTCCTCGCCGGTCGCGCCATTGTGAAAGCGGTCTTTCAGCCGGGGCATCAGCCGCAGTCCCTGGATCATCCATTCCACATTGTTGGCCCCGACCCGCGCCATTCCCCGGTCGCGTTCGGCGCGCGCACTGGTGTAGCCAAACAGGTCAGGGCCATCCGGGGGTTTTCGCTTCACCATGTCGCGATCACCTGCATCCCGGCGATGGTGGCGCTGACGATGACGAGGGTGGTAAAAGCCCAGACCAGCAGAACCTGAAACATGCCATGCACGATAGCTCTCCCTTATTGTGATGGGGGGCCGAAGCCCCCCGGTTACCTTACAAGCCCCAGTTTTGAGCGCATATGGGGCCGATGCCGTTCGCGATGCTGACCGGGTCGGTCAACTCCCGGCCGCAGCACGAGCACTGTCCGGTGCGCTTGCCGTAGTCCTGGGCGGCCTTCGACGGATTGGCGGCGATGACCTTCAGGGCGTCGAGAATGCCGTCCTGGACGGTGCTGACCGGGTGCCAGACGCCGCTGAGGAGCTTGCCCTGGTACTCCTTGCGCGAGGCGGTCTTGACGTATAGGGCGCCCGGATTCTTGCCGCTCGCCTTGGCCGGGGTGATGATCACGCCCTCAGCCCGGTAAGCCATCTTGTTCAGGCCTGCCGCCATCGCGGCTTCGAACATCTTGTGGATGGGGGCCATGTCGAGGGGCGCGGCGCCGACGACATCGGCATGCGCCTTGCGGGCGGCGCACTTTTCCATCATGGAGCGGGCAGCAGCCTCCTGGCGCGGGGTCAGCGAACCGTAGTTCTCCCAGGCCGCGACCAAGGAATTGGCGAAGCTGGACCAGGAAGAGGCGCCGACGAGGAAGGTGTAGAGGGGGGATGCAGACATTGGGTTTCTCCTTGCCAATGA